GCAAGTATCTTCTGTGCAGCATTCTGTTTCTTACCTGATCGTTGCATCAACGCAGCAAGATTACTAAAGATACCTGCAGCGGCACCCAAACCAGCAGCCATCACAGCTCTTCGTTTTGCTTCTTGTTCTTCTGCTAATTTAGTCTTTGCTACTTCATGTTGTGTAGCCAATCCAAGCAGCAACTCGTTCTTATACTGTTCACCAATTATAGCATTCTGGAAAGCGTCTTCCACCATAAACTGTCTGCGTTCATAGCTTTCAGAAATTCTTTGTTCCTCTGTAAGCAACGATGTCTGCAAGGTTTCTATACCAGTAGCCAATGTTGCCATTTCTTGTTTTGGTGGCTCAAACGTTGCAGCCTGTACATCTGGTGTTAGTGCTTTTGGAACAACCTTTGCAGCAGCATCCTGAATGCGTTTGAAATTAACTTCTACTGTGTCAGCAAATGCTTTAATCTTATCACCTGGCATTGCTTCACCAAGTGATGTTTCAAGTGTCGCAGCCAATTGTTTAGTACGTCCATCCATTGAGACGAGCAAGTCGTCCAACATGGTCATTGGACCGATGTCAACACCTGGAATTAAGTTAGCAAGCAGTCTCCATCCATCAGCAATCGCATAAATTCCTTTGACAATGCCAGTCGCAATCCGTGAAAATATAAGCTGAACAGCATCAAATGCAACACTGATTCCATGTATTGCATCAACCAAGAATGCTACTCCATTCATAACAGAACGCATTCCATTAATAACAAAGTTAGCCCAAGAGCTAGCCTGTGATTTACTTGTTTCCAGTGCATCACCAAGATACTGATTAATCGTTATACCAATTGCTTTAATGAAGTCCATGATACCAGCATCCATTACAATGTTTCGTACAGCGAACCATTTATCAGCCATCATTGAAGTCAAACCAGTCCAGTTTGAAGCAAGCAATTTAGTTGCTCCTGCAAACTGTGATACTGGACTCTTCCAAGCTTCCATCAATTTCTTTCTTGTTTCATCAGCAGATACACTCACACCTGCTTGGAAACCTAACATTGCTGTAATACCTCTATCTCTAAACAAATCCGCAGCACCCGCACCAGCAGATAACATTCTGCTTACTTGGTCTGTTGTTTGTTCAATACTTAAACCAGATGTCGCGGCCAAATCACCAATCAACGGCATCCATTTGCCGATCTCTTTAACACCACCTTTCAATACACCAGCCAGCTGTGTTGCTGATTGCATAATTCCTTCAAACTCAAATGGAACTTCACTTGCGTACTGTGACATGTCTTGGAATAATTGATTGCCTTCTTCAACACTACCAAGTAATACAGTTAATCTTGTCTTAAATCCTTCAGTAACAACAGCAGCATCCAAGAATGATTTAGATACAGCACCCAATCCAGCTGCTCCAATCAAACCAATCAACGCACCCTTCAAAGAAAATACAGATCTGGATACATTCTTGAATGCATCTACAACTGTTCCTGCTGATCTTTTACCAACTGAACCAGTTTTCTTTAACGCACGGTCAACTTGACCAAGACCACTTTTAATGTTATCTGAGTTGAGATTTAATGAGAGAGTTCTTTCCATTTTTCCTTATCCTTGCGCTTGTTCCAATCTGTCTTGATAATCCATTATCATAACATCGTTCATCTCTTGCATAAAATACATAAATTCACTTTTACTATCAATTATGTCTTCTTCAAACATTTCATAATAAGCTTTGATTTCACTTATTGGGATTGCACCAGACTCATTTTTTGATTTATACAGAGTAACAAAAGCTGAAAACAGGTAATCAATATACGGGTCGGGAAACGGCATATCATCTAACGCTGAGGTTGGATGTCCTACTTTAGATTTTGCTATTAGGTCGTAGAGCTTTTCGCGGTACCTGATTTCCCACGAGACTTTTTTTTCAAGTCTTTCGCAACCTCTACTTTATCTTGGGATTGGTCACGCTTAAACAAATGCAGTGACTGGCATTGTCCAGTAATAAACAAAGCAAAATCCGGTACCTCTTCAAGTAATACAGCAGCGTGTTCAGGTGTGCATTCGTATTCCTTACCGAAATTCATAATACCTTTCCAGTCTTTTATCACGTGCTTTGCAAATAATTCCATCATCACATCATTCATAATGTCATCATCAAACTCAGCACCACGATATGTTTTACTCAATAGTAAAAACTCTTTTTGTATTGGCTTGGATGAAAGGCGGGCAATCTTTACAGATGCACCCTCAATAAGTGGGTATGCTGCCCAAACACCGTTCTCTTCTAAATCACGGTCTGTATAATCAATGTTAAATTTGTTTTGTGTCATAGATGTTCTCCTGTGTTGTTTATAACGCATCCTTGCGCTTTAGAACATCCTTGTAAGTTTATTCTATCACCGTTGATACCTTTATTTATGAGTAGTATAATATTAAGATGAATACATTACTTCAAAGGTTCAACGATAAATGGGTCTTAGACCCAAAGTCTGGTTGTTGGAATTGGACAGCCTCCACTTTCAAAGATAATGGATATCCACAAATAGTTGACTTTAGTTCTGGTAAGCGTGTCAATAGGCGAGGCAATAGAGTTGCTTATGAACTTTTCAATGGTCCTATCCCGTCCAACAAATCAATATTACATTCCTGTCATAACAAATTATGTGTGAATCCAAAACATTTACGGATTGGAACTCACCAAGATAATATGGATGACAAAGTAAATGCGAGCCGACAAGTAAAAGGCGAAGATGTGTTTCTCTCTGTCCTCACCGAAAAACAAGTGCTTGAGATACGATCAAAATACATACCTCGCAAATATTCCCATCAGAAATTAGCAGATGAATACGGTGTCCACGTCACAACAATTGAAAAAATAATGCACCGGACATCTTGGAAGCATATTTAATCTATCAAATTGGGAAACGGTCAATCTGGATGGTAGAATCTGTCGTCTCATCTCTTAAGGCTTGGTACTCCATTGCAATCAACACATCTGTATCGATACCACTTAATTCTGGATTTGAGGAAGTGTAGTTAACTTTTGGAAGTGTTATGATATAAGTGTTCCCTTCACCATCAGTTAGAATGAAATCAAGTGAGGTGTCTGTGTTATCAAGAAACTTCTCATACAATACTTCACTTGAGAAATATGCATTAACTGTTCCTGTTACCGTGCAGCGGGATTTACCAATTCCAACATTACCGTCAACTGAAATTGCTTTTTGACCGCGAAGGCCATTGTCCACATTAACTGAAACACCCATTGCGTAAAATGTAGATGCTGAAAGAGCAATGTCATTTTCTCGTACCTGTGCAACATTTGATGTAGCGTTAAAAATATCTTTTGTTGGAGCAGCTATGTTAGCTCCTGTACCGATAGTCGCTTGTGCGATCCCAGCGGTCCGTCCAATAAAGCCGATTGAACCTGTCACCAATTCATTTGATGTAACATCTACACTTAACGTGTTAACTTCCATACCACGATAGAAGAGGAACTGGCCAATGTCAGTAAATTCTTTTTGAAGTGAGAACCCATGAGCAGTAACTCCATTACGAATCATTGAACCGGACATCGTAACCGTTGTTGCTGATTCTGTAACCAGCGTCTGTGACACAATCAATTTACCAGTGACAATTGAAACAACTTTCTTGAAGCCGTTGTTTGCTGCATCTGAGCAACCAGCAACTTTTACCCACTGACCAACACTAATGTTTTCAGCAGTAAAATCACCAACAGATGTGTTGTATGAATTGTCTGCATCAGATACTGAAATATCAGTCTCGCTAACAGCAACAGTAGTTGACCAACCAGAACTCAAAAGAGCTGCTGGCATAAAGTCATCCAAGTTATCGTAGGAATGTTCTACATTAATTTCACCAGATGGTTCGCTATCTACTGCCACCAAATCTGTAATCTGGCGATCGCTACGAATTTCATCTGATGTTTTGGTTGTTTTGTTTTGTGAAAGACTTTCACCAGTAAAACGTAATTCGGTTAGTGCTGCTGCTGGTGTGGTGCCAATTGTAACTTCTTTTACGTAGCTTACTTCACCACGACTTGTGTCTGCTATTGTCATTTTAATTTTCCTTTATCAATATGTTTTGGTGATTATTAGTCCAACCGCTGCATTGCTATAATTATGTGGTTATTTATGTTGGGTGGTTAGTTAATCTCTATTTACTATGCTATTCCTGTAAAACGGGATGATTACGTTAGTTTGAAACCATTCTTCACCTACATCTCCTGCAATAATCTTGTATCCAGCACGGAATTGAATGCTGTCCAATTGAACAATATCAAACGCATTTATTGCTTTATCTGCAAGGTCAGTTGAATGGGACAAACCATCACCCTTCTTGACAAATATCTGGATTATTACTTGACCCGTATTGCGGTGAAGCTGTGTAGACCCAATTGACTTTGGTTGCTTTTCACTGTCAATTATCTGAAATCTCACCCACATTCCTTTTGTTGGAATGTCTTGCTTTGTGTTTTCAAATATTATAGGTGTTAATTTACCCCACTTCTTCTTGAAGTGTGCTTCAATTGTTATTCTTTCATTTTGGTAAGAATTAATCATTTAATAACTCCTTCTGCCAATTCGTTCAATGTCTGCTCCACCATGTGAGATCCAGCCATCTTATATGTACCAAGCTCTACAAAGATAACGTATTCAACATCATTTACTATTTTAGCTTCAAGTATTCCATTCTCTTTCATGTACTTCAAATACCAACCAGCCTTCAATTGACCTGAGTCTTCTGGT